CGGGATTGACGCGATAATCCGCAGAATGGGCAAGCGAGCCGGTGTCGAAGGCGCTCACCCTCACAGATTCAGACGGACGTGCGCTACATTCGCTCTCCAGCGGGGAATGCCGATAGAGCTTGTGTCCAAAATGCTCGGCCATGAGCAGCTCACGACCACGCAGATCTATCTTGATCTCAATGAGAATGATCTGGCGCTGGCACATAAGAAGTATGTTGTGTAAGGAGGTAAAAAAATGAAGGAAATAGCTGCTATGATCTGCAAGCTTGCAATTGAACTATATAATCAGCTCATTCATCAGATCGACAATCCGGAAGGACTCGAAAACTTTTCTCTTGATGCAGAGAGCAAAGACGGCTATAGCTACAAGATAACGATAAGCAGGGAGAAAACATCAGAGGAGAAGGCCGTTGATGATGGCTACACGGTGGAAATATCTCCCGAAGATGATGCTGACATTGAAGGGGTTTTATCCGGGATACTTGAAGATGATGACTTTGACGAGGAGGTGTAACAAGTGAGACAGATGTGCGAGGAGATGTCAAAGCTCCGCAAGATGCTCGATGAGGCCGGCATCAAGTGGAAGGATGTCAGTACAATCGCATCAGATAGGCTAATAAAGGAGGAGTGCATTGCAACCGGAATAGACGAATTTCGTGCTGATACAACTGTATACCGAACTCATTTTGAGCATGAGGGATACTTTTTTTCGGTCATATACGGTTATAGCACTTACGGCGGATGTGATCCGCTTAGCGGCCATGACCCGAGGCTTTTAGAGTGCGTGACCGAAAAGGCTAACGGTGGAGAGCCCCAGGGATGGCTTACTGCGGAACAGGTTATGAACATTGTCAATATGGAGGTGTAGGTGATGAATGAAGAAGGTAGTATGTTAATGCTCTGTCCGTTCTGTGCCGGGAAAGCCACTATGGCTAAAGATAATCACGATAAAGTGCTCATCTTCTGCGAAAATTGCAAGATGTATTTCGGTATTGAAATTGAACACGACTGCGAGCTCGAAGAAGGATGGAAAGCTACATTTCGGGATGAAGAGGCTGCAATGAAAGCCTGGAATAGCAGGAAGTTAATGTACATCTGGAAAAATGGTATGGATATATCGCAAAATGAAAGCTACTGGGATGCAACTGATAGCATATCGCCAAAGTGTAATAGATGCGGAAAATCCCCATTGTATTATGCTGAAGTTGCTCACGTTAGATGGAATTTGAGGCATCTGCCAAAGTTCTGTTCAAACTGCGGAGCAACAATGAAAGAGGTGTTATATAGTGATAAAAGTGGAAAAGTGCAAAAATTGCAAATTCCTTAAAAGGGTGCCTCCGGGTAGAGGGGGATACCGATCTTTGTACTATTGCGACCACGAAAATCAACAATTCATACGGGACTATTTTAAAGAACATAGGCTTATTAAACAACCTGGATTTCTCTGTTTCGGAAACTGGCATTCCGGGTGTGATGAACCCACAATAAAAACAAGTCCTGTATGGTGCCCGTTGTACTGGGAAAGAAAAATCCGGTTTATTTAAAAGGAGGAATAACAATGTATCTTGAAAAGCCAATAGAAACAGGCATTATACACGATAGCACACACCTGCGAGAGTTGATCGCAGAGAACCCTGATCTGCCGATAGTCGTTCTTTCCGACGACGAAAGCTGTATCGGTGACGGTGTAAGCACCTATATGAGCGAGGTCAAGTGCTACGTCGGAGAGCTTCTTGATTGCTACCCGATCGGTTCAAGAATATATCGTCATAGTGATTACGACCAAGTATTCGATGACCGTGCCGACTTAAAAGAACACCTGGAAAATGTGGTTTGCGATAATTATGAAGATATGAGCGATGCGGAACAGGATGAGATCGTCGAACAGTATCTGAAACTGTATGAGCCTTACTGGAAAAAGTGCATCATAATAAAGGCATCAAACTGATAAGGAGGTATAGCCGTGAACTACTACAACTATATGCTGATCGTTCAGCAGGAAGCTATGAAAGCCATAGTCAAGAAGGATCTGAGCATCGGATACGGAAAAACCGAGTATGGTGTATTCCTTTGCGATCCCGGCGGGCACAGCGTTTTCAGGATCGCGGACAAGTTCTTTGTCCTTGATCCGGCAAAGCTGAAAGAGGGCGAGCAGTACGCAAAGTTTTTCGAGAGTGCAGCTATGTACGGCACCGACTTGGTGCTGACCGATGACGTGAAGCGAATCTCACCAACGTGGACGCTGCGAAAGCTACACGCCAAAGATGACGAAGAAAAAGTATTCTGGATCGATGAAAAGTTCCTCGGATACTTCAAGGGAATACCCAAGCTCCACTTCGGCTATTTCACTGCCCGAAATACTAACTTCATCTACGCCAAGAACCTTGAGGGTGTTATATTCGGTATCACGGTAGAGGTCCGTAAGACAGGAGGGGCTCCCGCATGAACCGACTCAGGAAGTGGCTTATCAGGAAGCTCGGAGGAGTCTCACCTTCGGATATCAAGGCGACGGATTTCATCAATGCGGTTCCCGTCGCTCTTAAGCCGATTCCGCTGCGCTGTGACGTCCCTATACCATATGGTCGAAGCACTGACGATAAAACAGTAATCGATTGGGCCGATCACCATGCAGCCGCAAGATTGGCCGAGCTGATATTCCGCGAGGAATTGATCAAGCGGTCTGAACTGAAAGACTGGCACGGACCGGAGAGAATACTTCGTTATGAGCTGATAGTGATGGAAAAGGAAGGGTGAAAAGAGAAAAATGGATTTTTCCAAAATGATTTCAAAAATGGAAAATTTAAAAGACAACTATTGTGTTTCCGACGGCGAAAAAGAAGCCTTGGGTCAAGCAATCGGCCTTCTTAATAGACCAATGAGCTGCGGAGATTGGAACGCGCTTACGATACAAGCTAAGGATCGCGTATTATATGCCTCCTCTATCATTGACCCTGATGAGCAATTCAATGTAATCAGCGAGCCCTATATGCTGATTATAAAAGCCGCGGAGACTATCGACAAACTCAGCAGCTGTGGTCCCGATGAAATAAAGAACGATAAAGAGGATAATAACAATGACAACGTCGAGCATCCACAGCACTACACCTCCGGCGGTGTAGAGTGTATCGACGCCATGCAGATCACCCAGGGCAAGGAAGCCGTAAAGAGTTTCTGCATCTGCAACGCCTTCAAATATCTTTGGAGGCACGAAAACAAGAACGGCACCGAGGATATCAAAAAGGCAATCTGGTACTTGAAAAAGTATGTAGAACTCGAAGAGGGATAAACACAGAGCTACACACAAAAGGAGTGGGAAGCATGGCAGGGTCGCCGAATTGGACAATCGAGGAAGAAATGTACCTTTGCGAGCATTGGGGACACACTTCGATCAGGGGTATATCGGAACACCTTAACCGTTCCGAGGGCGCGATCATCCTGCGAGCTCAACGGCTCAAGCTCGGCGCCTTCCTTGATGCAGGCGACTACATCACGGTCAATCAGCTTTTCAAAGCTCTTGGAGCAGGACGCGGCGACAGTTACAAGCTGATCTCCTGGGTTAGAAATCGGGGACTTCCAATCAAAAAAAAAGAAAGTCCGCAACTGTCATTTCCGAATAATCAAGATATCCGACTTCTGGAAATGGGCGCACGACAATATGGATATCCTCGACTTCACGAAAATGGAGCTATATGCGCTGGGCGATGAGCCCGAATGGGTGGCCGAAAAACGTAAGACAGACAGCCTGCGGAACAGGACACGGTCTCTTGCCAAGTGGTCAGCTGTAGAGGATCAGCGGCTCGAATACCTGCTGAACCGTAAGGCGTACACGACAGACCAGATCGCCGAAGAACTGCGCAGATCGGAGGGGGCTGTTGTCCGGAGGATAAGCACACTTAAGCTTAAGACCAAACCTCTGAGGAACTCTCCGCATACGAACTGGACGACTCAGGAACTTGCACTGCTCAGGCAGCTTATATCTGACGGACATAACTATCAGTCAATAAGCCGCGAGATACCGAGACATTCAGAAAAAGCTATCAGAGGAAAGGTGTATTTGACATTTTGCACTGAAAATCTCGATAAGGTAAGAAGAATAATCAAGGAGGAAAAGAACAATGCCCCGTAAGAAGAAACCGAGAATATGCAGTAATTGCATTTTCGGACAGATGAGACTTGCACCGTCAGACTATACCCGCAAGCTCTACAATACCGAAAACCCTGATCTGCGGGTGTGCCGGAAGCTGACCGATGAACAGTCCGAGCCTCTCGTATGCTCAAAGAAATCCGGCAGTAATACCGTCGTGGTGGTTAAAGCCGATCATACCTGCCGGAGCTTCCAGCGCGGCGGTGAAAGAGGGCATTTCGGATGAATGTACTTGACCGCATAGCTGATGAAACACTTACCGACAGGCACGCAGCTTTGTCGGTATTAAAAAACTATCAGGGCTTACAGGATTCCGGGCAGCCGAGGGATATCGGCTATGAACGGTATCTGAAGCTCGCCCTGATTGAGGGTACTATAACACGAGAGGATATGAATAACGATGATCTACAGTATATGCATGACACAGGACGGTAATCCCGTCGTTATCGACGGATCAAAATACATTCACATACACGAGGATAACAGCGATCTCATCAAGGCTATGTACGGCAAATATGCGTCTCACTGGAACGGACTCCGGGGCAGGGACTTCCTTCCGCATATTGACGCGGCTAAATGCTACCTCGAAAGCACAATACTGATAGATGCTACACGGCTGACTCCGTACTGCGGCAAGCCCTGGAGCGATCCGAGAGTGGTACTCAATGCTTTCAAATGGCTTAAGAAGGGCTGTGAGCTCTATCCCGATGCTATCGTGGAGGTGGACACATGACACCTTCACTTACTCTCGATGAATTCCTGTTATGCAAGCAAGCTATTATGCGTTACGGTAAGCAGGGTCAGATGATCGTCGCTATCGAGGAACTGTCCGAGCTGATCAAGGAGATCACCAAAAACTTACGCGGACGCGATAATTATGCAGCGATCTCAGAAGAAATGGCAGATGTTTACATTATGCTCGAACAGCTCATTATGATGTTCGACAACGATAACGAGATCAGAGGACAGATGCGCTTGAAAATGAAGCGCTTGAAAGAACGTATGGATAACGAGCGGGGGGGTGAGCTATAATGATCGACCGTCAGATTACAATAACCGTCGGAACACAGCGTTTTTCAAAGAACTGGCGCGTGGAGAACATCACGGTCTCACAGCTCTATACACGGCTTTCACGGCCTGTCGTATCAACAGAAACACACGCGGAGTATATGAAGCTGCCGAAGACACAGCAGGACGCCCTGAAGGACATCGGAGGCTTTGTAGGCGGTACTCTCCAAGGCACACACCGGAAGAAGGAAGCTGTGATCAACCGCGATGTGATCACACTTGACTTCGATAACGTCCCCGGGTGGGCGGCTGACGCTGTCACCGGCAAAGTCGAGGCTCTGCGGTGCAATTACTGCATATACAGTACCCGGAAGCACACACCTGCAAAACCGCGTTTAAGAATTATTATTCCTCTCGACAGAACGGTATCCGTTGAAGAATATCAGCCTATCGCCCGCAGGATCGCGCAGCAGATAGGCATTGAGATGGCTGATAAGACTACATTCGGCATCGAGCGCCTGATGTACTGGCCGAGCTGCTGTTCTGACACGGAATTCTATTTCAGATACAATATGGAGCAGCCGTTCATTTCTGCTGATGCCGTGCTCGGAACGTATCTTAATTGGCGCGACGTGCAGTCCTGGCCGCAGGTGCCGGGGGCAACGGTATCCTATCAGTCGCTCGCGGTCAAGCAGGGCGACCCGCTGACCAAAGAGGGTGTAGTCGGTGCTTTCTGCCGCACATACTCCATTGAACAGGCGATGACCGAGTTTTTGCCCGGCATCTACTCCCCGGTTGACGGTTTCACGGACCGTTACACCTACGTCAACGGCTCCACCACAGGCGGTGCTATAGTCTATGACAGCAAGTTCCTCTATTCGCACCACGCCACAGACCCCTGCGGCGATAAGCTGGTCAACGCCTTTGATATGGTGCGCCTGCATAAGTTCGGTGATCTCGATAAAGACGCAGACCCGCAGACGCCGATCACCCGCCTGCCGTCCTTCCTGGAGATGTGCGATTTTGCGAGGAAGGACAAGGCTTGCAGAGCTACACTGAACGCGGAGCGTCAGGCATCGGCAGCGGCTGACTTTGAGGGCGTAAATGCTTCGGCAGCTGATCCCGACAGCCTCGCCTGGATGGATGATCTCGACTATAAGGATGCGAGCGACGTTATAAAGAGCACTATACGAAACTATTGTGTCATTCTCGAAAATGATCCGGAGCTCAAAGGCAAGTTCGCATATAACGACTTCGCCGGCAGAGGCGAGATATTGGAGCCCGTTCCTTGGGATCGTTCAACAGGCCGCAGGATGTGGAAGGACTCCGACAGCGACGGACTCTACCTCTATATGGAGACGACCTACGGCAATGCCGGGCGCGGGAACATCGATTCTGCCCTCAATATCTGCATGGCCAAATACAGCTTCAATGAGGTTCAAGACTTCCTCGGCGGGCTTGTATGGGACTGCACACCGAGGCTGGATAGTCTGTTCATCGACTTCCTCGGAGCTGAGGATAACGAGTACACGAGGACGGTCACCCGCAAGATGTTTGTTGCGGCTGTCGCCAGAGCTATGACACCGGGCATCAAGTTCGATAATATGCTGATCCTCGTAGGTCCACAGGGCGTGTACAAGTCAATGATTCTCATGAAAATGGCGAAAGGCTGGTTCAACGATTCGATATGCAGCTTCGAGGGTAAGGAAGCGGCGGAGCTGCTCCAGGGTGTTTGGCTCGTAGAGGTATCCGAACTTGACGCTTTCCGAAAATCCGAGACCTCCCGCATCAAGCAGTTCCTCTCCCTCGGTTCCGACATCTTTCGGGCGGCATACGCACGACACGCCGAGGAGCGTAAGCGCCGCTGTGTTTTCTTCGGCACGACCAACACCTCGGACTTCCTCCGAGATCCGACAGGTGAGCGCCGCTTCTGGCCTGTCGATGTCCGCGTTAACGAATGCAAGCTGAGTGTACCGAACGATTTGACTGATAGCTACATCAATCAGGTATGGGCGGAGGCAAGGGCTCGATGGATTGCGGGCGAACCTCTTTACCTTGATGAACGTATGGAAGCAGAAGCACGTCAGCGTCAGGCAGAACACAAGGAAGTATCTACCCGCTACGGCCTTGTTTGTGAATTCGTGGAGCGCAAAGTTCCCGCAGACTGGCAGGATTATTCCTTGGATAAGCGCCGTATGTACTGGGGCAGCATTCAGACCGCAGAACAGACCAACCTTGTACCGAGGGATCGCATCTGTGCTGTAGAAGTATGGTGCGAGTGCTTCGGCGGCGACGTGAAAATGATGAAGCAGGCGGACACCCGGGAGATCAATGCTATCCTTGATCACCTTGAAGGATGGGAACGCAAGTCAACTATCAGATGCGGACCGTATAATATTCAGCGCGGCTATATGCGAATATTTGAAAGCAGACTTGGCGGCGAGAACGTGTAAACGGTTTGTTGTAAACACTCAAATTTTGTAAACACTTTACTGTAAACACCGTCAGCAGATTAAAACAAGTGTTTACAGTTAGTGTTTACAACGATAACCGCATAAAATCGGGGGTATAGCCCTATTGTAAACATTGTAAACACTTATATACTAAATATACTAAATAGAAGAATATGGCGTATGCGCACGCCTAAAGCGCCTATGCGCGTATATATAGGAAATTTGTGTTTACTTGTTTACGACGTTTCAAAAGGAGTATGACGATGTTAGAAAAAGAAATTGAAAGCCGTATGGTGAAATTAGTCAAGAAGCGCGGCGGAAAATTCTACAAATTTGTGTCACCTTCGAATACGGGTGTGCCGGATCGCATCTTCGTGAAGAAGCCCGGTGTGGTGATTTTTGTCGAGTTAAAGCGTGAGGGTAAGGCGCCTACGCCGAGACAGAAATATGTGCATCGAGAGATGAGAAGTTATGGACTTGATGTGCGGGTTGTAATAGGGCTCAAGCAGGCGATGGAGTTCGTCGAGGAGGTGTTTCCCGATGCAGAGTTATAAGCCCCACAGCTATCAGGTGTACTGCCGGAACAAGATCATTGAGCTGCCGAACATAGCTTTATTCCTGGAAATGGGACTTGGAAAAACGGCGATCACGTTAGATGCGATCCGGGAATTGAGGTACAATTATTTCCAGGCAGGAAAGGTTCTGATCATAGCCCCGAAGAAGGTGGCAGAGTCAACATGGGAGAATGAAGCAGCAAAGTGGCAAGAGTTAGCGGGGCTGACCTTCTCCCGGGTGCTCGGTACTGCCGTTCAAAGGGTCGATGCTCTGCGCCGTCCGGCTGACATATACCTGATCAACCGGGAGAATACACAATGGCTTGTCGATTACTACAAGAGAGCCTGGCCGTTCGATATGGTCGTGATTGATGAGAGCTCCAGCTTCAAGAGTCATAAGGCTAAGCGGTTCAAAGCTTTGAAGCTGGTGCGGTCACGGATCCGCCGAATGGTGCTGCTGACCGGCACACCGTCCCCGAAGTCGCTGATCGACCTTTGGGCGCAGCTCTATCTGCTTGATGAGGGCAAAAGGCTCGGCAGGACTATATCCTCATACCGCGATACTTATTTCGTCCCGGACAAACGGAATCAGACTACGATCTTCAGCTATGCGCCAAGGGAAGGTGCGGACAAGGAGATCTATAACCGTATCTCGGATATCTGTATCTCGATGCGCTCAGCTGATTACCTGGAGCTCCCGGAGCTGATCTATGATGACGTGCCGGTGATGCTCGATGAAAAAGCTACACGGATTTATAAGAAGCTCGAGAGGGAGACGCTTCTACAGATTGATGATGATACTGCGATCACAGCAGGAACGGCAGCGGTGCTGACCAATAAGCTGCTCCAGCTCTGTAACGGCGCTGTCTATGATGAACAGGGCGCGGTCATCGAATTGCAGGATTGCAAGCTCGAAGCCCTGATTGAGACTATTGAGCAGCTCGGCGATGAGCACGCGATGATCTGTTATAATTTCAAGCACGATAAGGACAGAATTCTGCGGGCGCTGTCCGGTTCCGGCAAGCGCGTAGCAGTTTATGAAGGACCGCAGCAGGAGCAGGCATGGAATGCCGGAGACATTGACCTTCTGCTCGTTCAGCCTGCTTCCTGCGGTTATGGTCTTAACCTTCAGGCGGGCGGGCATCATATTATTTGGTTCGGGCTCACCTGGAGCCTGGAGCTGTATCAGCAGACGAACAAAAGGCTGCACAGGCAGGGGCAGGATCATCCTGTTATTGTTCATCACTTGATCGTTCAGGGCGGCGTTGATGAGGATGTGCTTGCCTCGTTACAGCATAAGGGCGACTCGCAGGACAGCTTGTTGAATGCGCTGAAAGCACGAATTTTTGCGGCGAGGCATTAAAACATTTGTGCGATATGCCTATATAATTAGCGGCTTTATTGTGCAATCATACGATTTCCATAAAAAAGTTGTTGACCAAAAAACACAGTATGTTGTATGTTATAATTAAGTAGATACTATAGGCGGTGGGCGCTGCAAGTGTGCCTCCGGCTTGCGTTGTGCCGGAAAAACCGCCTATGTGTCTATGCAGCGCCTGCGCAGTAGTTCGCTCACCATAAGGGCAGTTACAAACCGCAGGGGCTTTCGGGTATGCGCATCTGTTATTCCTCTTTCGTTGCGGCGGGGTTTTTTTTCTTCTTTCGTTTCTCGCCGCAAGCCCAAGAGACATGGAGGCAGGGCATGAATACTTTGATTCCGCGCGGCGGTCTTTCGGATTAGGAG